GGCCTAACATCTTCAGGGCCATGTTATCCATTTCTACAACTTTATTATTTATATCTCCGCGAAGGCTCTCAACTTTAGCTTCTATCTCAATAGCTTTTACTTTGAGAGCTTCACCAGAGGGATCTCCTGAACTCAATAAGGTAGCCAGTACATATTCAGGATAATCATTAGCAAGGATCTCTTTGATATCTTCCTGCTTTTCCAGCATTAATTGAGCTACATTTCCTTGCATTTCTAAATATTGCATCTGTCCTTCATCACCTAGGTGAAAGAAAGTCTGGTCCTGGTATCTTGATTCATCAACCTTATCTTTACTTTCTTTATTAAACTGTTTACCGTCTTTGTTATCCCAAATAGCAGGTTCGCCGTGAAGCCAGAATATATTATTAAGGTAGGCCTCTATTTGATTATACTGGTCAATCTTATTAAACATGGGTTCTAAATTGTAGTTAGTCTCAAATTCAATCACTGGTATGAAATCAAAAGCTAAAGGACCTGATGTTTCTTGATTTAATTCACCGTCATGATATTCTCTTCTTACACGATAGCCATCAACATTGTAATATTCTTTGACCACCGGAATTGTTTCCCAGTCTTTAGTGTCAAGGTTGAATTTCTCTGTTTTTCCTTCAATTTTTGCATATATAGTTTTATTTCCCTGTTTTTTTGTTTCGGTATTTGAAGGATCGTGAAGAGTGAAAATTATATCATCATCTTTTTTATTAAGTTCTATTACAGATTTTTGAGTGAGAATAAGCCAGAGCACTAAAATATATTTCATCGATTGGAAATTGTTTTGGTCCCATATATCTTCAATTTTCTTTTTAGATGGATTCTCTGCGTTGTTGCTGGAATTACTTTCTTCATCTTCTCCCTGGACTTCTATATCAAGATTTTTTTTCATAGTTAACGCGTTCATTATGAAAGCTGTTTTTGGCACTGGATTGTATATTTCTTTGGTATCAACAAATAATTTGTGGTTAGAAATATAATCATCATCGTATACATCATTGTTATAAAAAGACCAAGCTCTCTGAATTTCTTCTAGATCCGGATCTATGTTCTGCATTTAACGAGGATCACCTCCTCTGGGAGATAGTTAACTTTTTATTCACAAAATTCCTTGATTCGCTTATATTTTTTTTCAGTAGAATGGCCATCCCATTCTTTTTCATGCTGTGACAAATGCCAGCTTACCTGTCCGGTAGGCAATTCCATAAATACAACCGGCCATTCTGGCTCCTTAGGGTCAACTCTTATACCACATTCATAACCTAAAGCTATACAAAAATTTAATGCAGCTAAAATGAAATTATTTCTATTATCATAATCATTATTTTTATCAAAAGTTTCTATTGATTCCAGATACATTTTTAAACTTTTATTTTCTTCCTCAATAAACTCTTCATGTTCTTTCTTAAAAATGTTTTCCAACTCACCGCCACACTCTGGGCATTCATCATATTCATCGTTATAAACTGGAAAATAACACTCTATACATTTATGAGTTTGACAAAAAGCCAAATTACTCATCCTTTCTATATGAATTTTTAAGTTCTTCTATATTCAAATATTTTTACCTCCCCCGGCCACGCCTGGACCGCCAATCGTAAGATTCAGAAGTTATAATCTGTGGTTCGGTGTTAATCTCATACCTTATTCCATCCAAAGCATGATCATTCTTTTTAACAGGTTTATCTTCTCCTTTTTCCTGAGCTTTTTCATCCCAAACGTAAGAAGCAAATTCTTTTATAGTATTAGGACAATTTTTCTTGACTACATACAGCTTACCAGTATTTAAATATGTGGCCACTTTTCTAATTCCATCTACCACATCATTATTAGCTTTAGTAATAGTTATATCCAAATCACTTTTTAATTGAGTAATGAAACTTGCGGCTGAAGGGTCAACAACTATGTCCTGAATTCCATAGCCGTATTCATTAATGAAATCCAGCATATCATTGCTGTATTGAGCATCAGTTTTTTGCCTTCCTTCTTCATCGCTATCCCAGTAGTATTCATCAATTATATAACGAACACCGTTTTTGATACCAACTAACAAGAACACTGTAGGGTTACTGGTACCATAATCGGCCGTAATTCTGAAAGTGTCGAATTGATCAGGGAGTTGATTATATTTAATGGTGTGTTTATCTTCACGCCACATATCATAAATAATACCTTCTGCCAGCACCCAAAGTCCTAATATGTATCTTTTGTAAAAGACTCCGGAGAACATTCGCTTATATCTTTCTTTGATTTTCTCAGATAAAGTCAGATTATCCTTTAATAAGAAATGTAAGTGTAGTATTTGTTTTTCTGCGGCCTTATTAATGTATTCATCTTTCATGAAATGATATGGGCCCTGGGGATTACAGTTCATGAAAATTTTACTGTCTTCAATTGAACACCGGCCAATCATCTGGCTAACAAAATTTTCTGGAAACAATGCGGATTCATCTGCAAGTGCTCCGGCTGCAGTTAATCCCTGGAGTGTGTCCTGACTTGATTTGTTATTAGCACCAAATAAATAGTATATATTAGTTCCTATTTCCATTCTCGGATCATCTGAACGTACATGATTGTATTTAATACCTTTAGCTATAAGCATCTGTTTCCAGGGATTGATCACATTTCTGTCAAGAGCTCCCATTGACTTACCAGAAATTATAAAATTTTCATTACTGTAAGTATCGAGTGACCAATTAGTGAAACTATCTATCATGGCCACAGTTTTACCTGATCTAATTGAACCGTCTGCTATAATCATATCTTTATCTTTATGAGGACTATTATCTGACCACCAGGTTAATAACTTCTTCTGCTTTTTTGAAAAAGGTTTGAATTTGAATGCTGCATTTTTATTCCTCTTCCTGCTCATCTTCATCATTCCAAACTTGACCGGATGCCACTCCAATAGCTTTTAAATATTGAGATATGTCCGGATCAATAGGTCCTTCTCTCTGCTCCACTTTATGTTTTACGTCGATTAATTTAGCTTTTCTAGTTTGAACCCTGGTGATTGCTTCTTCAATATCCTGTATCTGACCTAAGGTGGCTCTGTTCTTCTCTTCAGTCATATCAACTGGACCTTCAACAGTGGTGAATTTATTTTTTCTTAGTTCCTGAATTCTTAACATCATTCTGCGGATACGAATATCAGTTAGTCTTATTTCATTGTCAAGTTGGGAAGCTACATCGGTTCTGATCTCATGGTACAATTCTTTTTCCTCTTCATCTAAAGTGTCCAGCCAAATAGCTTCATGTTCATGAGTTTTTACTGCATTTTTATTCTTTTTCATTTTTTCGGACGGTGCACCTGTGGATTTTCCTCCATGAAATTTACATCTTCCAGTTCCTGGGTGATCGGTGCCCCAACCTGCTTTTAATTTACAAGGTTCTCCAGTACTCTTGGCTTTCGCTCCACATATATTGCTATGAGGTTCGTTTTTAGATTCAGACACGACCACCACCTTCTTTCACTTAATTATTTAATACATTTTTATAACTTAATCATCCCTATCCAATATTTCTCGCGCTTTCCTCCAATGGATACTTTTCTTACCAAATTTCTCCCACATTGCCTCAGGAACCACAACTCCAAACCTAAATACATAGCTGCAGGTACAGCATTTAAAATAAACATCACATCTATAAGGATGACTGCTGCCTGTATTTTTACGAATATGAAACAGCCATTTTCTGGCCTGAATTTCAGAACCTCCACATTCTGGACATGTAATCTGTTTTCTTGGTACTGGAAGCGGTTTTGATAGGTCCCAATACTCATGAACTCGGTTGAAAATTTCATTGCTTGATAATGAAGGAAATAAATTCATTGATATCATATCATTCCTTCATGTCATCTAAAACAGTTTGTTTGGCAGCTTCCAATAATCCAATTAATTTAGTAGCTTCCATGTTTGTGTTCGATCTGGTAATGATTCCTTCATCATGTTCATAGATAACAATCATTTCTTCAAGATCATCGTAATCGTCTATCCAGTCATCCATAGATTCTCTTAAAACTCTGGGGGTTACATTCCCATCTTTTCTATCCTTAGCAGCTTTAAAATCTAAAGTCATAAATTACTCTCCTTCAAAAAAATAAATTATTTCTGAAACATGCGAAAACCCCGCTCTGGCTAGGAGCGGGGTAACAACAATATAAAGGAGGTTTTAATATATATGAAAAAAATATTAAATTTTTGTTGATTTTTATTGAAAAATATTATATTATATATTAGAATTAGGGTTGTTTTTATTTTTATATCACTATATACATTATATCATACTATTAAGTAAAATAAAGCGAGAATGCTGATATCCAACGACATTCTAAAGACACACAAAAGACATCCTGCTAAAAAATTAAGAGATCAACCAATTTTTGAAGAAATCTGCAACATCAGAAATTGGATTATCTAAATAATATTCCAAATCCAATAAACCATTAATCCTTTTTAAAGCTTTATCTTTCTTACGTTCCACAGTTTTTTTAGTGTAATTAATTTTATCAGCTATTTCCTCATTAGTATAGTTAACTTTCTTACTATATGTCCATTTCAATACGTTATAATCATCATTGTTATTACCATCTTTAATAGTCTCCAGAGAATCGTTTACATCATCTATCATCATTTTCAAAAAACTGGCCATTTGCCCCGCCTGATCTTTATTTTCTACAAACCTTCCAATTTCCTGGGAGATCTTATTAGTCTTTCCACTACTTACTCCCGAATAATCCATAGCTGACGGATGATGATTCTGCTCACTCCTTCTTTTTTCAATTTTATATTTAGCTTCCAGTTCGCCTTGAAAATATAATTTTAAGATATTTTCAATAATTTCTTTCTCTTGTTTATCCATTAAAAACCACCTCTATTACTTCTCATTTCTATGTCAGTTCTTTTATGAGATTCAATATAATCCGCTTCAACTATTTTTAATACTTCCTCCACTGATCCATATTCTTTTTTACAGCGAATACATTTAGCACTATTAGTTGTTATGTCCAGCTTCATGGTTTTTCTCTCGCAATGGGGATAAAATACCATAACTTCCTTATGTAATT